TAATTCTCGATGTAAAGCGCCTTTTGTATTGGCTTTAAGTGCTTGTTTAATCCAATGTTTGGCCATTTTGTCCTCCTTCAGACTTATTGTTTTGTTCTGCCACTTTACTTATATGCTGTCCGACCTTAAGAACAGAATCGAGAGTCTCACGTTCTTGTTTTGCGATGAGTTCAGCTGCCTTCAGTTCACGATCGACATCAGCACCTTGGATCTTAGCCATGACTTCGAGGAATTTAGTTTCGGAATCTCGTGATTTGATGGCCAGATTTTCAGCATCTGTTTGAGCTTTTTGTTGTACATAGAGTGCTTCGATTTGAGCCTCTGTAGGTGATTGAAGTTCCTTTTGCATTGCTTGCATCTGCATCTGTTGCTGTTGTGTCTGCATTTGAACCTGTTGTTGTTGCATTTGAGCTTGTTGAGCTTCTTGCTGCTTTTGCCGACCCATCCATTCATTAGCTTTTTCTTTAAGTTGATCAATGCCGCGGATTTCAAGGTTATCAAGGATGACAGGCAAACCTTCATCTGAGAAGAATTTGGCGAATCCTTCATTTGCATTTGTCATTGCAATCAAGGTAGTAAGAGCAATCTCCTTTTGCATTGCGAAGTTGACACCAGCCTCTACTTTGACCTGAAGGTGATTAGGGTCAAAATTCATGTAAAGGCTGCCCTGCTTATTGATTGTCATGAAAGAACGTTTGCCATCCGGCTTGAGGATAGGAAGAGTGCGCGGGGTCCTGTAATATTTTGGGATGAGATCGACAATGATTTGAGCAACGCGATTGAGACCTTTGATGTAGCCTACGATATATGGGACAGATGCGTTGTTTGACTGTATGGCTGAACGAGCAAAAGCTATTCCAGACACAGGCGCATTTGTTGTTCCTTGTTGCGAATCGTAATTGCCAAGAATCATTTGCATCATCTGATCTGCACCCACAAACGTCTGAGTGATTTCAGGTGGTATAGCGGCCCTTTGAATCTCGCGTGGAGGAGGCAAAGTGATTTCAGGCATGTTGGTATCAAGGAAGTGTTTCCAAGTCAGCACGTCAGCCTTTTGGACGTTCCTATATGCCTCTTGATTGGCTGCGTCGGTTGGTAGTGCTTCTTCGGCAATCATGAACCGGTGCTGAACCGTATTTTCTAACTCGTTACCAAGACATTGACCTGCGTAATTCTTCAATCTCTGAATGCCTTCTGCGTGATAAACATAAGGGCGAGTCATTTGACTGGAAGAACCTGTGTCGCGAATCATGACGGAGTTTCCGTCTACAAAAACCAAAGGAAGGAATTTGAAGTTAGTCTCGGTCACATCCAACATTTCAGTTTCACAGAAGCGATAACGGACAATGTGTTCGATGAGTGTCTTGCGTTCTTTGATTGGAATAGGAGCCTGCTCTATGTTGCCTGATTCTTCCCATTCTTTTATGAACTGTTCATATTCTTTTCGAGTGACTGCGTGTCCATTAGAAAGTTGAAGGATGGTTTCCTTCTTCTGCTTTTTTTCATAGTATTCGCATACAAGGACAATCTCTTCCTTTTGATTCTGGAACGACCACGAGAAGCCCCCTAACGTCCTCGTGAATTTCATCTGTTTAGTTGCTTCTTCACCAAACTCTTCTTCAAACTCCGATTTCGTCATCGGGTAGAGTTCACCACAGAATTTGCCGTCTCCTTTATGAGACTTCCGAGCAAGAGGGTCGAAAACAGTCAGGGTTGGATCGAAAACTCGTTCCACATTGATGTTTTGTTCAAAAGACTTTTCATTTATGTATTCAGTGAAGACTCTCATGACAGAGAAACCACCAGCTAGGAGGTCGCTATAAACCTGATAATCAAGCATGTCATTAGTGCCATCAAAGAAAATGGCTCGCAGATGAGCTTCAATAACGTCAAGAGTTTGACTGAATTCAGGCGTCAACATCGTAAGGGGAACACCATCCGCTGATCGGACAGTTAGAGCTGGTTCCTGTTTGGCGAATTCGCCGCGAAGACGGCTGACCTGTGATTCGAGGCTATTAAACTCGATGGTTGGCTTGCCTGTTGAGGCTAGTGCAGTTGCTTCGTCATCAGTCAAAGAAGTTTTAAAGACGAAGCGAGTGAATTTTTCAAATCGTCTGACATTATCCTTGAAATACTCGTTTGCTTCTTCGACTTTGCGCTTCAGTTCCTTGAGGCGGTCAGTATGAGCTCTTGCGATCTCCACCATATCTAATCTTCCCTAATTGTATTTTTTGCTGGAGGACCTGATTGATCCCTCGAGCAGCTTGTTGTTGAACTTCCTTGTTCTTATCAACAGCATACACGGTTTTTTCTATTAAAGCGATTTTGACAGCGTCTGCGAGCGAATCCGATATATCATCGAATCGATGGGAGCTATTTGCAGTTATCTTGGACATATGAGTGAGACATAGGTCAATGTGTCGGGCTCCTTCAGTGAAGGACACATGTCTTGAAGCAATGAAGGGTTGCATTTCGAGAAAGCGTTGAGTCTTGGAGCCAGATGCCTTTGTACGTTCTATTTCTCTAATCGCCATACCACGTAACTCACGCAGCACACTGACAAGAGTCACTCCTGTTGACTTCTTTTCGATGGCAGCCATAAGAGGGGGCTTTTTGTGCAAAGAACAGCTCGCATAGAAGTCAATAAACGCTTCTTTAAGGTCCTTTGGTTCGATACGTAATTCGACGCAATCAAGCCAATGAAGACCAGTTTGACCTGTCTTACGACCCATTGTTTGAATCTCGTAAACTCCCCAGAATGAGAAAACTGTTGCGTCATTCCAACTTTTATTCGTTTCGGCAGTGTCAGCTGTGATGAACGTGCCTATGAATTCAGGGTCTTCAGGGAGTTGAACAAACCAATCGCGTTTGAAAAGACCACCACCAGCCGGCAGAGGGTCTTGTTGATATTGAGAAGCGAATACGTAAGGTGATTTCTCTTGAAGGTCGAGCAGCTTTTCCTTGGGCATCATTTCAGGATAGAGAGCATTTCCAGCCTCATCGAGTCCCTTGAGGATGATTGTTTGCCACCTATCTACGTCACGACCAGATGTCAAATACTCAGTCAAATCTTGTTCATGGACACGTTGTCCGATGTAAATAATTGGAACGTTTACTCCACGACACCGTTGACGGATGGTTTCATCGTAATTGTCTATGACTCCTTGACGAATGTTATCTGAATGCGACTCGGAGGGTTTGTGCGCGTCATCCAATATGACAGCTCCCGAAAAGCGATTTAGACCAGGCAAACCTGCATCTTGGCCAGTGATAGCACCACCTGATCCGAATGCCTTGATTGAGCCACCTTGAAGCGTTCTGAAGGAGTCCTTCGCACGGGATTCCGGGTCAATCTGCACGTTAAAAAGCAGCCCATACATGCGACTGGAAACTATCGATCGGATGAAGGAAGTGTGTTTGACTGCAATCTCATGTCCGTAAGAGATGTAAAGGAAGTTGCAGTCCGCGTATTCTGTCCAACACCAGGCTGCGAACATGCTCAAAATGGTGGACTTGCCGCATCCTGGTTGTGTGTTCAGAATGAGACGGAGCATCTCAAGTCGACGCACTTGAGTAAGCGCCCTGCTGATCGTAATGTGATGTGATTCACGTGAAACAGGTTGTGAAATGATATAGTCACGACCTGTGATATATTTGAAGAAAAACTTGGTAAACTCGAGAAATGAACCGCGCAGGCGAGAAGCTTCCTGCTCCTGTACTGTCAGTGTCATTTCTCCACAATCTCTCCTTGAGTTGCATCGAAACAGAGGCCAGCGGCTTTTCCGATATCGGGATGGTTGACAGGCACGATGACTGAGTAACAGCACCCCTCATTCTGGCAAAGGAAACAAACGTTTGCCCCCCATTCTTCTTCAGCTGCCCAATCGAAATGCAACTTGTGTTCAGGTCTTGTCAAAGCTGGGTCAATTTTCCACATTCGATTGCTCATTTAACTCCTTCACAGCATCACAGGGGTTGCAGCACTCATCACAGAGGTAGAAGCAAGTGCGACCCATTGGGAGTGTGTTGCTGTCATTGGGATTGACTTTCAACCTACCACAAGCAACCGAAACCTTTGCGCCACAGCATTTGCTTTTCATTTCAGTGACCAGTTCTGTCGCAGTTATTGCAGTAGACATGTGTATTAATACTGCAACAATCGAGGCAATGTGTTATCCGTTCAGGAACCTTGCACTCGCACATAGGTTTGCCATTAATATTCAAATGACCACAAGATTCGGGTTGTTTCTTGATCGTATTTTGACTCACTTCCAACTTGTCACTCAACCTTTGCAAATCAATAGCAGCATCCCACAGACCATGGTAATCAGCTCGATCCAGCATCATTTGAGCGTATTCAGTCATGAGTTTGATTTGTTTTTCGATTTCTTCATTGCTCATAAGAATTCAATCCGCTTCATTTTGCTGCAATTGCGGCAACGCTGGTGGTAAATAAACCCATGTGTGTGGGAGTTCTTCTGGTAGGAAGCTCTAAAGATTTTCATCGTATTGACTGTATCCCACTTGTGCTCACACAGACCTAAGAGTTTTCGGAGCCACTTCATTTCTTTTTACCGACTTTCAGGCCCTTCTTGCGAGCTTCACTTAACGCAATCGCAATCCCCTGTTTAGGATTCGTAACGACTGGGCCTTTCTTTGAACCAGAATGAAGTTTACCTTCTTTCATTTCTGTCATTACTTTTTTAACTTTTGCTTGAGCTTTTTTTGATTCTTTAGCCATCTGTTTCCTCTTTGTTCTTCTCAGCGTAATCCGAAATGATTTTGACACACTCACGACAAATAGAATGCTCCTGCTTGTCACCGTAAACTCTATTGAAATAGTTGAAGCAGCTTTCGCCGTCATAGATTGTCCCTAAGCAGATGCGACAGAGGTTCATCTTATCTTTTCCGAATGGGCAGCGGTGGCGCATGACACTTTAAGCCCCCGTTTTTGACAACAACATCAACGAGCTTATCTGTTATAATATTCAGGCCTTTATGAATTTCTGTTACTCTCGACCCAATTTGCTGAAGATGAGCTTCATAGTAATGAAACTTGTCTTCAAACTGCTCTCGCAAATGTTTATTATTCATTGAGATTTCTGCCATAATTTCACGCTTAATGCTTTTTCTAAGCTCTTTTAACTCTTCAGATGTCATCAGTAATCCTTACGATTCTGCTTGTCCAAGTTGGCGCGCAGCTCCTTCATCTCGCGGATGACTTCATCGTTGGACTCTGTATTTTGATCAGAGACTCCCCTATCGCCGTATTGTTTAGGTAACAGTTTTGAGGCCAGCCACTTTCGCGTATCAATTTGTAGGCGTGCTTTTGCAAAATTACTACCATCACAATCATCAGCAATTTGAAGGCATTCCTCGGCCAATATATCGGCTTGTTGAAGCTTAGCCCGTGCGTACATCTCGGAAAATTCTTGCTTTTCATTGCGCCATTTATGGATGGTACTAGGATCAGGAAAGAAGTCATAATCACGCGAAAGTGTCTTCAGCCCCTCAGTTCTAGTTGAGACCACATCACAGATTTTTTTTGCTATCGAAAGTGAATAATCAGTTGGTCTTCCGACTTTCTTCTGCATGTTTCATACCCTTCCTTTGGCGACTATTCTTATCCACGCTTGATATCGGTTCAGACATTCGACCTACTCCCTTACAATCAGGACAATCCTCCAGAATGCCACCAGAGTTGACAAGCGAATAGCTGCTCGCTGAATTTCGATACATCTTCCTGTGCCCTTCGCATTTCGGACATCTTGTTTGTTGATTAGTCATGAGAAAAGTATAAATTGGATTTTAACTTTTGGCAAACTTGGAGGCTACATGAACGACACTGATGAAACTACTTGCTCGTTTTATAAACCTAATCGTGACATTCGATTTTGTGTAAATGACAATCTGGATGAGCCTATTGTCGAGCTGCGTGAAAATGGAGATATCTTCGTTAAAGGCAAGCTTTGTGAAAACGACAAGGAGCTTGTGGATGCCTTTCGCCAGTTTTTAATGACAGGTAAGCGGAGACCTATCGAATAATAGTCTGGTCGATGGCCATGCTGCTAAAAAACGTATATGTCATGAAGTAGTCACCGCTGTCCCCAACTGATGTGCCCCAAGAATTGCGAATCTTCAGAAGTTGCTGCGAATCATCGAAACCAACAACGAGGACTTCATGGCCGCTCATGGAGGGACGACAGTAGTTTGGGGAAGAGCCCTGCTTGCAAGCCCAGAGACCACCAACCTGACCGTTAACGTTGAAGCCTTGAACAGCTTGCTGCGAACCCGTGTATACATGAAATCCGATAAGCACCCTATGACCTTGCTGCAAGGCTGCTTTCAAAGATGCCAAATTAGCTGCTGCGAAATATTCATATTCGACGTTGGCTACAGTGGCACTTTCTGCAGGACTGACAAGCGTTTGATAAGTTGGTACATCCAAGGTAGCGCTGGTATCTGGGTAAGTGCTTGGACAATCCCCTTGAGCTACTACGCCATTTTGCTGCAAAGGAACGATGATTTCAGAAGGCATGTTTGCGCCATTCCAAAAGCTGGTCCCCAATGAGTCATCAAGCATGAGGCTGCATTGCTGGCTGATGAAATCGCCTTGCTTCAGAACTGCATCTAAAGCAGCCGTGGATGAAAAAGTCACGCATGTCCCTTCTTGTCCTTGATCTAGGACGGGTACGTTTGACATACCAAGATCGACCGCGGAACTGACGAAAGGTTTTACTATCCCGTTATATTGTTTTTCAGCTATGACAGTTCTGATGTCTCTGATGGAATCGTCTCGAAGTATCATTAACTTAATGCGCTTATCACCGTGTAAATAAACGACATTGGAGGGTTTCAAAGAGAGGGTTTCAGAATGGCCAACGAATTGACTCAATTCATCCAAACTCTTTTCATAAGTCTTATGTTGCTGTCCGTTCTGGTATTGATTCACACCGAATACGATCGCTAAGACAGCCATCAGAAGCTTATAGAGCATGTCTGGCCATTGTTTCTTGAAGTCAGGCATCGATTCCCCCTGCTAATTGTAATTAAAATTCGCCGACTGTAATTATACATCATCCATAGGAAGGGGACAACGTGAGCAAAAATAAGCCATGTTACGAAGAAAAAACGAAAGAACCAT